AAAATGGAAGATGAACCGTATATAATAGATTTAATTTTAAGTACAAATGGGGCCGCAAGCGGTTCATATATAATTTGGGTTTATGAAAGTGTGGTGTAAAAAATGAATATTATGAAAGCTGATTGTGGTTATGACCCGCACGATATGGATAAGTTTGAAGATGTAAAAGTAGATGATTTAAACGACGTAGGAGGATTTGATTTAACAAGTCATACAAATATGATTGTAAATTTATCTGCCGAAGATTCAGACGTATCAATCGAAGATTTTAATTGTATGAAGCCTGGAAAGGTATATATGATTGTAGCCGAAAACGGGGCAAGTACACAAAATGAGCTTGTATTTCCTGCTTCCTCTACTTTGTATAATGGCACAATTACAAAAGCCAATGAAATGACAATTGTATATAAGTTTTGGACGGATGGACACTCTATTTATTGCGATAGGGCTATTTATGAGTAAAAATAAAATATAAAAGAAAAGAGGTGGTATAATTGAGTGTGGCTTATTATGGCTCACGTTTAAGTGATAATATTATAAGGACAAAAGAAAATTTTCTTTTTTGTTTGCATGTGCCAATTGCAAGAACTGGTAGTTATCAATATTTAAAATCTGAACTTGGTTTAGATGGTAATCCAAATGAAATTGTTACTGTATATCGAGAGCCTAACGAAGTTTTTGACACAAGAACAGTAGCAAGTTTTAATGGAAAAGCCTTTACAGATACCCATCCACCTGTTGATGTTGTCTCCGATAATTGGAGCATTTACAGTAAGGGTGAAATAACAAATGTAAGGCGCGGAAATGGAGCTGAATCTAATTTATTGTTAGCAGATATTTTAGTGCGTGATCCAATTGTGATAAATGAAATTGAAAGTGGATCGAAACGTGAAATTTCTGCTGGATATGATTGTGAATGGGTAACAAGAAACGGTAAAATATATCAAGAAAATATTAGGGGAAATCATGTTGCACTGGTTCAGGCTGGCCGCGCTGGTTCTACTGTGCGTATAAATGATGATGCACAAAAAATATTAGTTCCTAAAAAATATTTCTTTATTAAGAAATTGATTAAGGCGGCTGATATGCTTGAATGATGAAATAAACGTTGTGAAAAATGGTTTATCATATGAGCTATATTTAAATGGTAAATTTATTTGTTCGGGTGATACATATTTAGAATGTATTGAGGAATATTATAGTTTAAAGGAGGAAAAACAAAATGAATCCTACAGATAAGGTTAAGAAATCTGTAAAAGCTTTTATTGAAAAGATGAAGGCGGCGGACGCGGCAATTCCAGAGGAACTTGCACAGGATGCGCTTGAAATGGCAGAGGAGATAAAGGATGCTTGTGAAGAAATTGTAAATGAAAAGGAAACTAAAGATCAGGGCTTGGAGGGTATGGAAACATTGGATGAAGAAAAGTTAGAAGCAAAGATTGAGGATGCACTTACTAAAGTGTTGATGAAGCATGGCGCAATTAAGGATTCTGCCATGCGTGCTCTTGACGAGTTGGAAGTTGAGGAAGAAAAGGTAGAGGACGAAGCAGAGAGCGAAGTTGAGGAAATTGTAAAGGCACAGGATAGCCTTAATAAGTTGATTAAGGACATGCGCCCTATCATTGCCTCTGTTAAAGATTCTGAGATTCGCAAGAAGCTGTCTGATTCTCTTGCATCTTTTGTTAAGAGTGGAAAAACTGCTGATTATGCAGGCATTTTAAATGCTACGAAGAAAAACGCAAATGATGCTATGTCAAAGCCTGTAAATGATAGTGATATTGATTATGGGATGAATATTGCAAAGAAGTTCAATCCCCATTATAAGGAGGGTTAAAAAATGCCGGGAAAGACGATTGGTATTATGCTTCCCGTAGGCTATGAGGGAACGCAGAGCAGAACAGCAGATGCGATTATTCAGAATCGTGTAGCGTCTGTTAATATTCCGTTCGGTATGGCAGTTCAGCTTGTAGCAAATAAAAATCAGTGGGAGCTTGTAAAGACTGGTACAACGGGGGAGCAGGTTGCAGGTGTTTCCGTGCGTGAGGTGGTACAGGCAAATACATACAACCCGCAGTCTGATAGTGGATATCCTGCTGAAACGCCGTGTGATGTAATGGTGCGTGGTAATTGTACTGTTAAGTGTCGGCGTGGCACTCCTGTTGCAGGTACCGCGGTTTATGTGCGTATTGAGGATAATTCTAGCACATATCCGGGGACTGTTGTCGGCGGTTTTGAGGCACAGCAGGATGATGCAAAAACTATTCAGATTCCTAATATTGAATGGACAACGGGCGTTGTTGATTCTGACGGAAATGTAGAAATTACTATTAAGACACGGCAGAAGGGCTAAAAGGAGGGTTAAAAAATGCCTAATATTGTAATGGATGCTAATAGTGGTATTAGTTTTGGTGGAAATAATAATATTCAAATGCTTTCGGATGGTTCTTTGGGTTCCGGTCGTGTTTTGGATGCTGCTGGAATTTCTACGGGCATGGCATTTCTTGAGGGTGAGCTAGAAAAGCGTGATCCCAAGATTAGAGAGCCGCTTACCTCTGTAACATGGCCGCGTGATATTGTTGCAGAATCCGGCGGCGGATGGGTTGATTTTACATCTACAATGAATGTAGATTATGCAACGTCCGGCGGAAATGATAATTCCCTTGTTGGCGGTGCCACAGATGTTATTTCTCTGGTACAGGCTAATATCAATAAGGATGTTTACAAGGTATTTACATGGGCGCAGGGAATGAAGATTCCTTTTGTAGATTCGCAGAAATTCCAGACGATTGGGCGCTCCATTGATTCTATTCTTGATAGAGGTGTGCGCCTGAATTATAATAAGAGTGTTGACCAATTAGTTTATCGTGGGTTTACTTCTGTTGGTTTTACTGGACTTGTAAATGATGTAAATATCATTCGTTCTACTGCTCCGAATGGCGCGGCAGGTTCCCCTTTGTGGCAGAATAAGACGGTTGATGAAATTCTGTGGGATGTTAATAAGACACTTACAGAGGCATGGGCCGCTTCCGAGTATGACGAAAGTGCAATCCCTAATCATTTGCTTCTGCCTCCCGATAAGTATGCCTACATTGTTTCTACTCGTATTGGTACGTCCGGCAATGAAAATATTCTCGATTATCTGTTGAGAAATAACCTTGCAACTAATAGAGGTGGCAATCTTTATATTGCTCCTTGCCGTTGGTGTTCTGGCGCTGGCACTGGAGATACCGATCGCATGGTTGCTTATGTTAATGACCGTGATAAGGTTTATTTTGATCTGCCCGTGCCCCTGACCCGTGCAATGACACAACCCGTTGCGCTTCAATTTGCGTATATTACCATTTATGCGGCTCAGATGGGGCAAGTCAAGTGGCTTTATTATCAGCCCGCACGCTATATGGATGGTATTTAAAAAAAATATTTAAAGAAGGGGATTAAATAATATGAGTATTCGCATTTACTCTAAAGCGGCTTTTTCGATTGGCCCCGGCGCACAACATGGTAGTTCTGAGATTATTAGCTTTGTAACGGTTCCGGGTGCTTTTCAGGATATGCCCGATACGTTTAAAAATGACCCAACCTTTTTATTGGCCGTAAAGTCTGGTGATATTACTGTTATCACTGGCAATGAGGTACAAAGAGAGGTTGAAAAGAATCCTCCGGCGAATGCGAATGAAGCTCCGCCGATGGATGAAACAGAGACTTTTTATAACGAGTTAAAAGTGTTGAACCGCGAAGAAACTATGAAGTTAGCCGAAAAGTATGGTGTTTCTGTCGATGGAGCAGAAAAGCTCTCTATTGTTAAGAAGCGTATTTTTGAGGCATACAAGGTTTCTAACGAGTATAACACGGAGGAATAATTTTAAGTAAAGGAGGGCCGCTAGATGGCTTATATAAATATGTGGGAAATGTTAGGTTATACTAATAATGCCAAATTGTTTATGGAGACGTTTAGCGGCCCTGCTTCAAATATTATTTTAACAGATAATCCAGAGTTTACTTTAGAAGATTTTCAGAAAACATTTCCTGTATTTAATATAAAAGATGAATTTGACCCAATAAATAAAGTAATTCCTATTGAATTTTTTAATTTAATTTTGGATATGGCGAATAAATCTTTAAAATATGATAGGTTCCATAGTTTATGGAAATATTTAATGTGTTTGTATATTGCACATTTTTGTACGCTATTTTTACAGACACAACAGGGGTTAGAAGATAGTCAAGGCGCTTTAGCTGGTGCTCTCCCCAAAGGTTTAGCAACTTCTAAAACAGTTGAAGGTTTATCCGTTTCATATGATTTTTCTGTTACAACTTCCGGCCTAGAAGGTGCTGGATCGTGGAATTTGACAGCATATGGACAACAATTAGTAACGCTTTCTTCTATGTATGGACATGGTGGGATGTGGATAAATGGATAAATTTGTAGAGGTAAAAGAAAAAAGTGGTGATGCAGAGCAAAAAATAAAAGATGCTTTGCAATTTTTAAAAGATACCCCTGTTTATGTTGGTGTGCCAGAAAATAAAACAGTTAGAAGAAAAGAAGATGGTGAAAAAGTAGCTATTACAAATGCCGAATTGATGTTTATTCATACAAATGGATCACCAAGAAATAATATCCCGGCACGCCCTGTAATTGAACCAGCGATTGAAGATGATAAAGAAAGAATTTCAAAAATGTTTAAAGATGCAGGGCAAACAATGATAAATCAAGGAAAAGACGCGGCAATGAAAAAATTAAAGTTAATTGGTATGAGAGCGCAAAACATTTGCCGTGCATGGTTTGTAAATCCTAAAAATAATTGGCCCCCTAACTCTCCCGCAACGATAGCGGCAAAAAGAGCGAAAGGAGCAACAAAACCACGTCCGTTAATTGACACAGGGCAGTTAAGAAGGTCTATTATTTATTTTGTTGAAACGAAGGGAGGCAGGGAAACATAAATGATAAATGTGTCAGAGTTAGTAACTGATCCAGATTTTTGTCAGCCAAATGGAATAAATATTATTAGGTCAGAAATAACAGGTTATGAAGATTTCGCCCCTGTCACCTCTGAAAAAAGTTTAAACATTCCGGGCGTAATCTTGATTGACAAAGATTTAGCCGATGAAATGTTACCAGAGTATGATAGGAGTACAGAGAGTATTATAACAGCAACGCATGAATTGTTACATACAACAGGCAAGAAAAGTGATGATGATACACAAGAATATATAGCAGACATTATTGTTTGGCAGGGTGTAAAATATAAAGTAATGAGTTGCCGCGATAATGCACAATATGGTTATTGTTTATCCGCCGCCGTTAAAATGCGAAAAGATGTGATGTAATATGGCGCAGATTTTACAAACAACAAAAGAATTAGAACTTTTCTTTTGCAATTTAGTTGTTGAAGCTTTAAACATAGATAAAGAGAAAGTTTCCAGAATGTTTTTAACTTTTGGACAGCCAGCGTATACAAGTGGCGAAACAATGGTATATATAGCCGTCGAAAGAGAAAGAGACGAACGAGATATATTTAAAAATAGGTCAAAAAAATATGAATCTGAAAGTAAATCTTTTGTTTATACACAGCAATCTAGCCGAACATTGACAGTTCATTTTATAGCATATGGCCCCGAAAGTGGGGCTTATTTGGCATATTTAAATGAATATTTTTATTTTGATGAAACAAAATATCAGTTAAGAAAAAATTATCTTAATTTAGTCCCTGATAGAACGGATGGGCCTATTAGACTTATGGAACAAACAAATTCCCAGTGGTGGGAAAGATGGGATTTAAAATTGAGATTTTATAATACAGTTTCTGTTGAAAATGTGGTACATGAAATTGAAAGTCTTGATATCAGATTGGAGGTAAATCAATAATGAGTGTCTCACTTAATTCTATTGTTGACGTAGAAGTGGAAGTAAGTAAAACAGCTAGTATTGTTTCTGATTTTAATTTAGGTATGATTATTGGAGATAGTACAGTTTTATTGGCCGCTAATCGTGTAAAGATTTATAATCGTGATACATTTTCCACGCAGATGGTAAGTGATGGTTTCCAAACCACTTCTAAAGAATATATTGCGGCTTCAAAATATTTTAGTCAGAATTCAAGCGCCGCAGAAGTAGCAATTGGGGTGAAGATTGATAGCGAAACAGATGTGCAAGCAATTACAAATTGCAGGGCATTTAATGAAGATGCATATGGCATTTGTTTT